TGGTCAACGTTTGACAATTGACGGTGCTGGCGTTGGTCGGACATTCACGCCAGAGACAATGTCTCTCTCCAGCGTGACGATCACTGCGGATCAACGTCTCGTCGCATCTTATGACTTCCATGACCTTGTTGCTATTCAATCGATGATTGACCCTGTAGGGTCAAGAGCAACTGAGGTTCGTCAAGCCATGGTGCAAGCTATCAGCAATCAGCTGAATACCTATCTCTATTCGCTTTCTGCACCTACTACTACGATTCCGTCGATTGCCACGATGACAGCGGCTACCGTTGCCCTAGCGCGTGAAAATGCTGCAATTGCAAAGTGGAGTTATAACAAGCCTTGGTATGGCCTGCTCGCACCACAGTATTACTCGGATCTTTTGGTCGATACGACCTTTACAAGCGCTGACTTTGTGGGCGGTGATGCTCCCGTGATCAGTGGGCAGATCGGCCTTAAACGCTATGGCTTTAGCATTTTCGAAGACAACACTCAGACAGCTGGTGCAACGGCTGGTGGACTATTCTTCCATCCTGATTATCTCTATATGGTCAGCCAATACGAACCACGTTTTAAAATATCCGACAAGCATTCCCAAAACGAGTTTGCTTTCGTCATGTCAGTTGACTGGGTAATTGGTGCGAAAATCGGTATCCAGGGCGCTGCGCGTCATATCAAAGTTCAAACTGGCGCTTAATTCGGGCCAAAAACGGTTACTTTTTTTACCTTATCTTAGAACTCCGGGGGGCGTTCACATTAAGCCGTGACCGTCCCCTTTTTCCAAAAGGCCTCATATGGATCCAATCGAAGATATTAACGGTTTTTCCAACCTTATCATGATCGACGGGCGCAGCTTTGATAACCTAAAAGAACGCATGATAACCCAGGTACGCGTGCCTGCGCGTATTGTGGAAATCGGATTGAAACCGAATGGTTTTCCTTTTGCTATCCTGCAGGTGACAGCAAAGGAAAAAACGGCAAAAGAAAAAAAGTCAGCACCACCGGCTAATGATTCGAGCATTATTCAGGAGTAAAGAGCATGGCGGGCTTTGGACTGAATGGTCTTACCTATCAGAGAATGTCCGTCATAATGAAGGAAGTTTGATCATGCAATCAAACCTGGACCAGCGAATATTCTTTTACGATGCTTCAGCGCCAAGCTGGACGGATTATACGGTAGCCTTGAATGAGTGGAAAAATGGGCAAAATATCGCGCTCACTTTTAACGCAGGCGATTATCTTTATATTTCAACTTTTCTGCCATTCAATCATAAGTTTTTTCGCTTTTTTACTAGTAGTGTGGCTGCTCGATCGCCTCTTATTGAACTTTTGAATGCACCGAATGAATGGAGTCCTGTCGTCGATTCACTCGACTATACGGGCGGGATGAGGCAAAGCGGGGTTGTCCAATGGACACCCAATTTTGACAAAAACTGGGGACTGGTCACAGATTCGCAGCGGGATATTGATGCACTCGCTGGCGGTCCTACGGTTTATGACGCCTACTGGATGCGCATCTCGTTCGCCACAGCGACCACGTTCACGCTCTCATATATAGGCCAGCGATTTTCATCAGACTATGACCTATTCATGGAATATCCGATCCTTCAAAACCAGCAAATACTTGCAGGTTGGGCGCAGGGAAAGACCGACTGGGAAGATCAGCACCTTATTTCGGCGCTATACATTGCTAAAATCATGCGCCAAAGAAATATCATTTTCTCCGATAACCAGATTCTCGACATTGCAACGCTTCGAAGCCCTTCGGTGCATAAAACTGCGCATATCATCTATTCAGGATTGGGCGCGCGGAACTATGCCGAGGAAATCAAGCTTGCAGCTGAAAACTTTGAGCGGGCGATGACGCAGGACAAGTTCCGTACGGACGTGAACGGCAACGCAAGGCTTGAGCGGGCAGAGAAAGCTCTTGTTACCACGGGAAGGGCGATTCGTTGAGTAAGGTTACAGAAATCAGATCGGCACTCAATACGCTTGTGCAAGGCGTTCTTCCTGCTTATGTTAAGCTCTCCGATAGCTATGAAACTTTGGATAATGCCAATACTCTGATGGTGAAGGGCTATTCGATTGGTTTTGGGCCAGCCGAACGAGTATCAGATGAATTCTGCGCTGGTTACATTAGGATTAGGCGACAGTTTCAGATCATTCTAACTAATGTCTATACGCCAAACATGGATGCAGACTATAGGGAGAGCCTTGAAAACTCTCTCATGGATGATGAATTCTTGGTTTTGGCTGCACTCGAAAAGGATCCAACCCTTACAGGGGAAAACATAAACTCTTTTTTTGCGCTGGATAATGGCCTCGAATATCTCATCGACGATAGGAAACAGTTCATTATCTGCGTGATCACTGCTTCGGTTGACTATATTGAGGAGACTTAAAAATGGCATTTGCTACACGGTCATCAGTATTCGCATTTGTGAGAGAAGTCACCGAAGGCGAACCAGAATTGCCAGCGGACTCTGATTTCACCGTTGTGCGTGAAGGAGCAAGCTTTGCTGGCGCGGTGAATACGGTCACATCCGATGAGCTTCGAAACTCGATCGGTGCATCCAAAGCTTTTGTGACTTCCCAGGCACCAACAGCTAGTATACCAAAATACCTTAAACCAAGTGGAATCGAGGGCCAAGCTCCCGACTACGGGATCCTTGTGGAAGCGTGCCTTGGTGCGGTTGACGTCAATGGAACGGAATACACAACCAACGCATCTTCGACTGCAGGGACGGCCACAACGCGGGCAATTCTGAAAGCCACAAGCGCATCGACCAACTTTCAAAAGGGCCAGGGAGTCCTACTGAAAGACGGAGTAAATGGCTATGCAGTGCGGAACGTATGGGACGGCGCAACGGCGACCGACCTTCCAATGTCATTCAACTTTCAGACAGCACCAGCGGCTGGCGTAGGCCTTGGAAAAGCCGTCCTTTACCTTCCGAGCACAACCCAACCGACATACACAAGCCACATGTATCAAGCCTCGGCATCGTCTGCATTGCATCAGATGATCGCAGGCTGCAGGACAACCTCCATGAATATGGAATTCACAGCGAATGAACTCGCAGCCGTGACCTTTGAAATCGGCGGGGTTCGCTATTACGTCAACCCAATGGAAATCACCGCCAGCACTAGCTTCATCGACTTTACCGATTCGGTTGGTACTGTATCATGCCAACTAGATCAAGAGTGGTATTCGACTCCGATCGACCTTGCGGCTGAGATTGCCAGCAAAATGACCGCAGCCTCGGCTGCATCGGCTGGGGATACCATCAGCTGCACCTGGTCAAACACTGACGGTAAGTTCACTATCACCTCAGATGGGACTGTCCTATCGCTCCTTTGGAATACGGGCGCAAACACGGCGAACTCTGCCAAAACCGAGTTAGGCTTTAACAATATCAACGATACTGGCGCACTTACTTACACCTCGGACAACGCGCAGACCTATGATCCAGCTGTCACGCCCGCCTATGACAGCCAGACCCCGCAAGTCGTCCGGGATAACATGCTCCTGCTCGGCACTTTCTCAGATTATATCTGCGTTGGCGGACAGGCTCTCACTGTTTCGATCGCAACGCCTAAGACGGACGTTCCCAACTGGTGCGCGGAAACAGGGATTGATGAAAGCATCATCCTCAGCCGTGAGGTGACTATTTCCGGAACTCTCAAATTTAAAAAGCATGATGTGCAGCGTTTTTATAACCTGATCAATAACGTGGAAACCCAGCTATCCTTCGTCCATGGCCGCAAGACTGCAGGAAACTGGGTTCCTGGAACTGTCGTTTCCGTGTTCTGCCCGACCTGCTCGATCACCAGCAACACGATCGCAGATCAGGATGGTTATGTCGTAGAACAGTTTGAAGCTACAGCGTTTGTCGGGGATGATCTGGAAGATATTTATATCAATTTCCTCTAACACTGGATGAATATGAGTCAGATCAAAGAACAAAAACTCAAAAACGGCGGCTGCATAAAGTATCGCGTTCCAAACGTTATCGAGCAGCTGCAGTTCTTTTCGCATTCGGGCTGGTACTCTGAACAGTGCCAGTCTGATATTTACCTAAGAACTCTTAAAGCCATTGAAGCCGGGCGCGCGTTTATCGTCGCTATTGAAGGCGCCATTGATTCAATTGATGAACTTTTGAATGATCGGGAAAATGTCGATGCTTTTATTGAAATGGCTTGGGACCTCGCAGGCGCGCGGCTGAGTGAATCGGCAAAAAAGCTTTAAGGCTGGCGGCGGTCAACATAGTCGCAGGTCTCCCGTACCTTGACGGGATCGAGGAATGCCGGGAGGACGTTAGGCTTGCCGTGGAAATCCTCGAACTCGTCCGTGGTGCCCAGCGGCTCGGGCTTTCCGGCCTCACGGTCCAGGACTTTTCAGCCAGGCAGTTTTCGCTGGTGACTTACCTTTCGGCTCGGCTCGATGAATACCAGTCAAAAAAGAGGTGAACCGTGGCGGACGCCAGCCTAACCATAGCAATTAAGACCGATCCATCTGACCCGCTTGGAAACCTCGGAAAGCAGGCTAAGGAAGCCGAAAAGGGAGTGGAGGGACTCGGCTCTGCCTTTGCTAAGGTCGGCGTTGCACTGGGCGGCATAGCGGCCCTTAAGGGGACTTTTGATTTCGTTCTGAATGCCACGCGCGAAATGGAAGACCTTACCACTCAGTTCATCACTTTCACCGGATCGGCTCAGGGCGCAGCCAAGCAGATGGAGCGACTGACGCAGTTTGCCTCGCAATCCCCTTTTGCGCTGGCAGAAGTGGCCGAAGCTAATCGCATCCTGCTAGCCTTTGGATCGAGTACCGAACAATCAATCGAACAGCTAAGGCAATTAGGCGAGGTATCGGCGGGGACCGGGAAGGACCTTTCCGAGATAGCGACGATATTCGGTCAGATACAGGCAGAGGGAAAACTAACCGGCGAACGATTCAACCAGCTGATCGAACGCGGTATCAATATCGGGCCAGAGCTTGCAAAGTCCCTCGGCGTTGCCAGCACATCCATTCGCGGCCTGATATCCGACAGCAAAATCACCGCCGATGAGGTCGGTAAAGCCTTCCAAAAGATGACAAGCGAGGGCGGGCAGTTCTTCGGATCTACTGATCGGCTTTCCAAAACCGTATCGGGCTCCATTTCGACCCTGAAAGATAACTTTTCAATCCTCGCTGCGACTATCGGAGGGGAAACCAAAGGTCCGCTTAATGAATTCATTAATCTGATTTCGCGGGCGACCGAAGGCAATATTCGCTATCTGAAAGAGCAGCAAAAGATTGCGAATGAAAACGAATCACAAAAGCGCATTCGAGCTATCACTGAGGAACTCGGCGGACTTGATGAACAGCTGAAAGAACTGCAAAAACAGCAAAAGGCTGGTTTCAGCTTTTTCGGTGATGACGCGAGTACTATTGCCGGTAACATTGATTCTGTGACTGGCTCTATTCAAAGGCTGGGCCTTGAAAGGCTTAAGCTTGTAAAACAGGAAGGTGTTGCAGAGTCCCTTTCGAAAGATGCAGACGCAGCGAAAGCAGCGCAGGCACTGGCTGATAAGGCTCAGGCCGAACGGCAAGCAAAACAGAAAGAAGAGAGGGACAGAAAACAGGAAGAGGACGGCAAGTCAGCGGCTCAGGACCTTGCACGGCTCCAGGAAAAAGAAAAAAAGATAACTGAAATAGCCTTCCAGGAATCAGCTGTAAGACAAGCGATACTTGCCGAGCAGGAAGGTACGCAGGACGAAGAAAAGATTGCTCGCCTGCAGGAACGCGAAGCGGAGCTGACAGCCGAACGCCTTAAGATCGAGTCCGACCGTCTCGCGCAGCTTGGTCAATTTGGTCAGGCTGAATTACTTCGCGACCAGGAACGGATCAATAAAAAGCTGGCCCAAGAAAAAGCTGGGGATGAAAAGCGAAAAGCCCAGCTGAAAAAGTCTCAGGATGATGAGTTTAATCTTTTAGTCCAAACCGGAAATGCACGAAAACAATTTGATGAACAGACATATGCTCAGCGTGTGCAGACCGCACAAAAGGGCCTTTCTGCAATTGCAGAACTCACAAAAAGCAAGTCGAGGGAAGCATTTGAACTCGGTAAGGCTGCGGCTATTGCGCAGGCAGCCATATCCATTCCCGTTACAGCCATCGAAGCCTATAAGTCACTTGCTGGGATACCAATTGTAGGGCCTGCTTTGGGTGCTGTAGCAGCCGCTGCAGCAATTGCCATAGGAACATCAAGATTAAATGAAATCCGTTCGCAGCGTTTTGCATTCGCAGAGGGCGGTATCGTCCCCGGCGTTGGAAACAAAGACACGGTTCCCGCACTGCTCACACCTGGGGAAGTCGTCGTACCAAAGTCGAACTTCGAAGACCTCCAAAAGAGTCTGCAGAGCGGAGTTACAGCTGATCAAATAGTCCTTTTGCAGCAATCAAACGAGATCCAAGGAAAAATCCTGAATGAACTCGTTTTCGGTGCCGTGAGTGATAAGCTAACGCAAATAGTGGCTGGTCTTGGAAGGGTTTCCGATCGCGTCGATGCGCTCTCGCTTTCTGTAACGACTGCCTCTAGTGCTGGTAATACAGGGGATATACCATCAGAACCGCCGCAGGTTACTCCGCAGCCGACAAGTCAGGCAGTTCAGCGCAAAAATAAACGGCAAGACGTAGAAAGATCAAGGTAAGGGGACACGGTGAGTAATATCAAACTAAGGCGCAACGCCAGAATCTGCGATAACAACCAGCTGGATGATGCTGTGATTACGGTAGCAGCGGAGCCAGGATTCCCATTTTCCAATGCCTTGAACTTCAAACAACGCGGGAGAATATGGAAGCCGACGACGAAATCCTTTTTAATTAAGATTGATATGCAGGCAAATAAGCAGTGCAGCTTTTTTGCAATGTTTGGGGAAGTCGATAAGTACCTGACTATCAGCAATCAAGCCGTGATCACGCTAAAAGCCAATATGATTGACATATTCGAGGGCGATGAACCTTTCATAAAGGAGGCCCAGGTTACTGATAAGGGTGTTTTCTGTGATCTGACCGATGATGATAACCCAACAGGCCAGCAATATAGATTTTGGCAAATAACCATCGATGACAGCCTTAACCCAAGTGATATCGAAGTCTCTGCAATATTCCTTGGCGATCACATTGACTTTCAATTCAATGCAAAGCAGCAATTTCAATTCGAACGGAATGACCTAACGAGAAGGGCGACAAGTGATTCGGGTGTTATCTATAGTGTTAGAAAACTTCAATACGCTATGTTTTCTGCTATGGGCTGGAGTTACCTTGGCACTGATGATCGAACTAAACTCCTATCGTCGGTCGAAAAACTCGGACTCTCGGTCCCGTTCGTCTTCGTACTGGACCCGCTTGAAATAGCTTACTCATTCCAGTTTGGAAGCCTCCTATCATATTTCGAGGATATTCCTAAGCTAACACATGCCTATCTGAACAAGTTCAATGTGGCCTTTGCTTTGCGTGAGGTAGTCTAATGGCATTCCGGCAATATCCTGACAGCATTGCAGTGATCATTTCAAACGGCGCGCCTTACACGATAGACCTCGGAACCGTTGAACCGGATGATAATCAACAACTCTCTCTCTATCGCATCCAGCTTTTTAAAAGAGGACTGCAGCCGACCGTTAGCATGCGGGTGAATGCCTATGTCTCGGACGTTCTGCTGGGTGAGAGCCAGGAAGTTTTGGTATCGGCAATCGAACAAGATTATGACGCGACCGATAATTTCTATGGATGGATAGCGTTTACATTTTCGCCGCGTTTCAACATGAATGCGTCCGCTCCGACACGCTTTGAACTTGAGCTTTCAAATTACACATTTTCCGAAATCCAATATATCGGCGTGGTTCTGGACTGGCCAGTCACCATGGGTTTCAATGCCAGCCCTGGTGCAGCATCCTCGGCACCAGTTGCGCTTGAACTTTACGGAGCGATCTAAAAATGCAGGTACAAAAAGTCACGCTTAGCCCACTTGCAGATATCACTTCGATCATTTCTGGGACTGAGGCCCAATGGCCTTGGGAAGTTACATTGGTATATGTCAAAGGGATTGATACAGCCTTCACCTATGATGAGGAAACCGCTACACTCGATATCCCTTCTTATGAGTCGGGCGTGGTCCTGGTTGAATTTAGTCTATATCTTATGTTCAACGCTCCCAGCCAGTATCTTCCAAGCGACCCAACCAATCCATTATCGCCATTGGTATTCTGGGAAAACAGGCTGACGTCCTTTATCAGCTATTCGACCTCGATACGTTCCTTTGAGACTGGCCTAACCGATATTACGATAGGGTCTTTTGGAATTCGGATTGACGATGACTGGTTGCCACTGATTCAGAATATCCTGATCTTTTCCAATCGGACTGTACGCATATACCTTGATGACGTCATAAAGTTCAAAGGTATCACGACCCGCTCGGCGGTTTCGAACTTCACTTTGACGGTTACGATTCAAAAACGGCAGACCATCCTTGATTCTGAATGCACCTGGGGAGATCCGGAATACCTGAACCGAGTTACTAGGTCATTCAATGCATATTATGATGGTTCGAACATACCAAAAGAGTTCGAAAACATCGCGATTCCCATGCTATTCGGTTCCGAAACGCCCTACGAGCTTGGAGAAACTGAGGAAATCGACCTTGGAACACCTGGCGGATTTTTCCTAATTCCTCCAAGCACGAAAGCCATGAGCCGAGGCCCTGATACAAATAGCTTCATCATCAAAGTTATTCCCACCGGACCCACAACGGGTATCCTTGGGCGTATGCCTGCCTATCAGACATTGCCAGCACCGTCCCCGATAAATGAAGCCATTACCGGAGGGGCTCACTTGTTTGGACGTTTTGAGCAGGCAAGCAATGCGGTGACGTTGTCCGATATGATTCTCGGTGAAAATTGCGTCCTGGACCGTGTGGCTGCCGCCTTGATCGTTGCGGGAAGAATGTATGGGCAAAGGACTACCGCACCCGAACGCTCATACTTTTTCTTAGGGTATGATGACCCACCGGGCGGCGGAAATTTCGATACCATCCTCAACTGCGACAGATATCGTCATTTTTTTTCGACCAATATTCCGCGAGAAACGTGGACCACGCCAGCCGTGCTTTCCAGCACTCTCACGCCTGGTGGTCATCGCTGGCTCACAATTTCAGGTGTAACAGGCCTTGATCTGACTCAATCCGAACTTTATGTGGTCCTGAATAATATTTCAGGAGCGCTATCAGGCCCTAAGGTTATCGAATTCGCACTTGAATCACATGGCTATGCGGTATCACCAGGAAGTTTTGATAGTCTTGATGCCATTTATCCAGACAAAGTATTAATAAGAGCTGGGTTCGGGACAACCGTTCCGACACTTGGTACTTTCCTTTCAGAGATAAATAGGACGCTTCTAACCGTTATCGTATTTCCTGCCTCAAACGATGAGCCTTACCTTGTTCAAATAAACCCCTATGCATCGCCAAGCCAAACGCTGGACGAAAGTCAGATCACTGGCCTGTCATGGGGGAGTGAATATCGCGACCAAACTAAACAGGTGATATTTTCACCGAAATATTTCCGCTCGGACATTGCCCTGGCCTTCCTGACAGTTAAAGTGCCTTCGCCACGCGCGGAAATATTGGGCAGCGAGAGGACACTGGAAATTTCGCATGTCCTGGAAGTCAACTCGACAGAACGCTTTGACGAAATATCCGACTTCTATGGGAGCCCGGTCACTCCAATTAAGTTCACGCTCCTTGATGATGAGGTGGAGCTTGAGCTTGCCGATATGATCCAGTTAGATCATCCTCAGTTTCAGAAAAAAATTATCATTACAGCTATAGAACAGCTGCCTCAAGGGCGCGCGATCCAGGGAAGGTATCTTTATGTCAACGATAACTAGGAATCTAAGTAACATCGACGGTGCGAATGTAACCAATCCTGATGCAAATGCGTTCACGTCACAGGCATTGGAAGCATACGCCAATGACGCTGCATTCGAGGCAGTGTTTACGCCACAAGCGGGAAGCATTTATTGGAATACGACCAATCAACTTTTGCGTGAATATAATGGAACGACGTGGCAGAACGATAAGACGAGCTTTGAAACCCAGAACGACACGACAACCACTGGATCACTTCAAACCGTGACGCCTACTGGTTCGGCTCAGGTCATCAAGTTTTCACATGGTTCTCTTGCTTCGATCAGTGGGATAATACCGAGCCTTCAAAAAGTGATTTATCTCGTTAATGGCCAGGGATCGTCGATCATAATAAAAAACCAGGACGCTGGCGCTGCTGCTGCGAATCGCATTATCACTGGACGAGGATCCGACTTTACCTTAGAGGCATCTCAGATTCTGGCTTTTAAATATGACACGGTGGGATTGCGTTGGGTAGCAAGCGGTAATTTTGCTACAAAAACGGAACTCACTGACCATGAATCAGATACAAGTACTCACGGTGTCGGAACGGTAGCAGGTCTCACAGAAATACAAACTCTAACCAACAAAACCCTGACCAGTCCCATACTGACAACACCAGTCCTCGGCACACCAACAAGCGGAACACTTACCAACTGCACAGGCCTTCCTATATCTACCGGCGTAAGTGGGATGGCTGCCGGTATGTCAGTGTTCCTCGCAACACCTACCTCAACCAATTTTAACTTAGCCTTGACGGATGGAACGGGGACTGGTTTCGTTGTAAATTCTATTAACCCAACACTAGTCACGCCAAACCTAGGAACGCCTAGTGCAGTTACACTTACTAACGCCACAGGACTTCCTTTATCGACGGGTATCTCTGGGCTCGGTTTTGGTGTTGCGACATTCCTAGCTACCCCAAGCTCAGCTAACCTAGCCAGTGCAGTAACTGATGAAACAGGGACAGGAGCATTGGTATTCTCAGACTCTCCATCATTCACAGGCACAGTTAGTACCGAAGCGTTGTCCGTAAGCAGCCCTGGTACAAGCATGATTACTGGTAGTTCAGGAACTCACGGTGCGCTGTGGTTGCGTAACACTAACTCGTCTGGGCCTGCCTTATCTATATATGAAAGCGGTTTCGCTTTCCGTGTTAACCTGAAGACACCGGAAACATTGTCAGCTAGCTACACACTGACCTTTCCGTTAGACGACGGTACTGCAAATCAAGTGCTAAAAACTGACGGGAGCGGAGTGCTTGGTTGGGTTTCCGTGTTATCAAATCCCATGACTGCTGTGGGAGATATGATAGTAGGTGGTTCTTCGGGTACCGAAACTAGATTGCCGACTTCACTACTTGGTGATATTGGTGGCTCACTCTCGACCGCGACTGTCACAATAACCTCTGCCACGCCGGGCGTAGTATCACACACCTCGCATGGTCGCATCACTGGCGAGAAGGTTTATTTCACCACAACAGGCGCACTACCTGCAGGTGTGTCGGCAAACACAGCATATTACGTCGTTAAGATAAACGCCAATAGCTACAACCTAGCCGCAAGTTACGCTGACGCAACTAACGGCACTAAAATCGCAACCTCGGGCGGTCAGTCTGGTACCCATACTGCTTACGTTGGTGGGTTGGTCCTAACTCCCGGCACACAGCGAGGGCTATCTAGTGGTTCAGCGATTGACGCTGGATATATCGGAGAACTGCAGGAGGCGAATGGCTCATCGACAGCGCTGACCACAAACCAATATAACGACGGTGGAAATCCCGGTCTCGCGCTTACGCCTGGTGTTTGGATGATACAGGCTGTTGCTCAATTTGATGTAGCCAGTACAACGGTTGTCAACGGCTATCTTGTAGGTATCGGAACCGCGTCAGGTAACTCAGCCGCAGGACTCCTATCGACTGCGAATATTACATCGCTTGACTTTACCGGCCAAGGAACTGTCGGAAGTAGGGGATTAAGCGACACCCACGCATCGCCGAACTGGGTTGTAAATATCAGTGCTAATACTACCTATTACCCCAAAGCGCTCGCACGTTTTACAACCAGTACAGTAAACGGAAATTGTGGCCTGCGAGCTGTTCGCATCGCTTAAATCAAACCTAAGCCGTCTTCGGGCGGCTCTTTTTTATTTTTCCAAAAAATATAGATATACCTCAGTTGATTCCATTACCTGCTAATGCACAATTGCACGGCCATCATATAATTGTTATATTCTGAAATAGACCCATCTTTTTTTTTAAACCCTAAAAAAATAAAAAAACCAAATCGATTCTCTAACCAAAGGAGTAAGGGAATATGTTTGAGGTTGTGGTTATTTTGTCTTCAGTTTTGATCATTCTAGCACTCCTTGAATGGTTTTTTGATGAAACCAGAGCCGGTCGTTCTATATCGAAACATTTTCGTAAAGCGATGCGTAGGAATTCCAAAAATCCTAGCCCAGACAAAGACGATGAGGCCGAGTAAAATGATTAGGATAATCGTTTTTTTTTATTCTTTTTTGAATCAGACGTTGCGCTTTCAATAAACAGGAAGATATCTGAAAACCTTCGTCCTGTAAAAAGGTCAAAATACCTCAGGGTTTCCATCAAAGGGCAGAACCTTATCAAGTGGTTTGAAAAACTGAGCCTTACCTCCTATCGGGATATCGGTGTCTGGTCGATAGGCTATGGATCAAGATCTCCAGTAAATTACCCTTATACGATCACGCGTGCAAAGGCTGAGCAAATGTTTCGAAGTGATATAGCTAAGCTTGAAAAATGGTTGAACACAATCATATTAAGGGAAAATCTAAAGCAGCATCAGTTTGATGCAATTGCCAGTTGGACTTATAACGTAGGACATGGCGCTGCGTTTTCATCAACTCTAATGAAAAAGTACAACATGGGAGCTGACCCGTATGCAGTTGCAGAAGAATTCAAGACCTGGGTTTATGTTACAGATCCAAGGCGAAACATAAAAGTTATGAACCGTGGACTTTCTAATAGGCGCAAAATCGAGTCAACTATGTTTATAGAAGGTCGATTGGTATATTTCTAAAAACGATGGAAAGCATGCGTATTTTCATCAGGTTATATACTTTACGAACTTTTTCTGATGGGAGAGTTTCGACTATGAGGGCTGAACGACCAGACATGCTTCGATCATTTAACCTGAAATTTGACTGCGTTGTTTCAGGTGAATTCAGCTTTCATTTTTTTATAGGTCGAAGGTTAATATGCTCAATATTAAAAATATATTTTTCAGAGAGGCAGATAAACTTTTTTGAAGCTATTTCTGATCCGATCAATGTAGATTGGGAATAGACAACACAACGCTTTTTTCAGAAGTACCCACTAATACGGTTCGGCAGCAGGCACGAATAAGCAAGGACGCAGCAAGAATCTTTGCCACGTCCTTTTTTATTGTGAGAAAAACTGAAAATACTGATGGACAATCTAGAAAAGGAGTTGAACTAAATGCGGAAGAAACTAACAGCTGAGTTTTATGTTGATGAATTCTGGAGCCCTGATAACCATATAGCGATCATGGATGCGGAATTTATGCTGAAACTTCAAAGGTTAAGATCTATTGTTGATCAACCTTTCCGCATTACTAGTGGCTACCGTACGATCGAATATAATGCCCGCGTGGGTGGTGCATCAAATAGCCTTCACCTTGTCGGGAAGGCCGCCGATATTGATCACATGAATTGGGATGGAGCAACAAAACTGAAGTTTGTCGGCACAGCAATAATCATTGGCTTTGCAGTCGGGGTATACCGCAAACACTTCCATATAGATACACGGCTTGGGCCCAAGGTGCTTTGGATCGGCGATAATGTCTGTTAGCGTTTGATTGGTACTGGCTTTTTAGTCACCGGCAAGAGAACCATGGGTAATAGTCTTTCGGTCAATGTCTTTTTCAGAAACTCCGCGTCAAACGTGACATCATGTTTATAAGCTTGCATTGCAATCATCCACTATGCTGTTAATGAATCAACTATCTCAAACAATTTTTAGACCGACCCCATACTTTAGGAATGAAAGAATGTTAAAACACGTTTTTTTGCTTATTGCCATCCTAATTGCTCCAACGGCAGCATTTTCGGAAGGGAAATGCGAGTTCTTTGTTCAAGCATCCAACAGAATTTTGGAGTTCACTGGAAGCGGCTGCACGATTGAAGGCGCCCCGAAAATCGAGCAGGGAAAAGTTTCCGGGGAGTTCTCGGTGGACCTTTCAAAGATAGATACGGGAATTGGGTTTCGGAATAACTACATACATAATACTTATTTAGAGACCAAAAAATATCCGAAAGCCCTGCTAAGTCTGGACCCAATGCCCGAAGCTGGGGGGAATTTCACAGGCAAGCTCAACCTTCATGGTATTGAAAAACAAATCAATGGGACAGCGGAAAAATCTTCGACTGGATATAGTTTTGAGTTCCTTATCAATACAAACGATTTTGGAATCAAGCAAGCTGAATATAAAGGAATTGTTATCGGTGAGAACGTAAGCGTTTTTGGTTCTATTTAGAATTGAGCTTTCTTTTTACTAGCGACTGTAGATGACCACGAGCGAAGGGTTCATCAGCAATGCGAATAACAAGCAGTCTGATCATTTTCAAATTTATTGTATGGCTCGGTTGGATCTTAGACATGCTGGCCTTACTGTGTTTGGTCCTTTTGGAAGCTATGGACGTTACCGAAGAAATGAGACGCGATTATATGGGATGAGTTACGTGGCGGGAATATCATGGACGATCAGACCAAAGATGGAATGCGAACCAGTTTATGCATTGCCTGTCAGGGCGAACTTTTTAATTTTGAGCATGAAACAATGGCTGCCAAAAAAACCGTGGTACAGGAATTCGTTTCAGAGAAGTTTTTGCAGAATAATATCCTCGACTGGCTGAATGCCAGTACATCGGGCATGTTTTGGCAGAATGACTCAGTGGGCATCAAGGGACGTAAGCGATGCAACAAATATCGACCGAATGGCGTTTCAGATATCCTTGGAGTTATTTCTGGGCAGTTCATTGCTATCGAGGTGAAAAGCCCAACTGGAAAGCTCCTACAATCCCAAATAGAATTCTCTCAGAGGTTTCGGCGAGCTGGTGGGGAATACTATGTGATCCGTTCCCTCGAAGACTTGACAGAACTGGCTAAGATTTCTGGCTGGATTTGAAGTCATTATCAATGGTAGCCGCAAAGGCTGCGTCTAATGCTTTGTTAAAAGAATCCCTAGTCCATGTTTTTGTCTGATCAAAAATAAGACTATGTTCAACTGCGACCAAAGCCAGGACAGCGAAAAATCGGCTATGGTTGATCCGATCGAAGTCAATGTCTATCGGTTCACCTCTTCGCTCCGCTTCCCGTATTTCAGCCGAAGATCTTCCCGATGCGACCACAGCTATAAGCCAGGCTATGCTTCGAATTTGAGTTGATTCGAACAGGGCGATGTCAAATTGTTTCACGGTTGCTCTCGATTATACTCGTTATTTTACCACAGGCCAGCCAGGAATCAGAGCGCGATGGTCGTAATTCAGTAACGCAGTATCGTGACCCATGGATGCGCAGCTTTTTAGGAAAGCGAACCCACCCGTTTTCGTATCGGGCTCTCATCTTTTTATTGTTAGTATCGTACACTATTTCGACCATGGCATTTTTTATGAATGCTGACTCCTTGCAGAGAGACATAGTCCACCTCCGTTGCGAGGGGACCTAGTCCAGAACTGCAGTTCGGTCAAGAGAGGAGGAAATACTCAGCCGGTTTTTTATTTCACAACTTCCAGGTGGCGTTTAACTTTCTCTACAATTTCCTCGGGTTTTTGATTGTTTCCAGAGAGTATGGAAATAAGTTCTTCGTGTCGGCGTGTCTGCTCTGCATCCCGCCGTGCCTGCTCTTCTCTCATTTCCTTGACGGTTTTCTCGAGATTTTCAATTTTAGTCAATGCTACTGACATATCCAGATCCTCTATTTTCTGTTGTTCCAATTGTTTAGTGTGTTCATAGTCATCAAGACTTCGATATGAAAAAGAATTTACATCAGCTAGTTTCAAAAGCTTGATTTCACAATCTATCTCATCTTTGGATAATGTCCTGAGCGGTAAGCCTGAGTAGGTTGAATAGAAATTCGTCCACTTGACCTGATTTGTCGCATCTGGATTCCAACCCACACGATTGTGAATTCCTTTGAATCGCTCAATTTCTCCGCTATTTTTCATTTGAACTAACGTGTTGGTCAAAGTTCGACTATCAAGATCTGCATACTTAGTCAACTCCGCAATGGTTGATACGATTGACTTTGCAGTAAGAGGCTGATTATTTTGTCTATTCATGATCCATAAAAAATGGCGGCAAATATTCAAATGGTCCTTTCTGCGCACGGCATCCAGGAAAAAATAAGCATGATTGATTTTGTTGAATCGTTTGCAGCGTTGTCTCTGAATGATAGGCATGATAAGACTTTCGCATTGTTTTTATTTAAATGTCTTGTACCAAAAAATACGAGGCGCTGGAATCGGTTTCCTTTCAATTGGAAATCGGTTTTTTAATTCAAAATGGCGTGCATTTACAGGAGACACGCCAAATTGTTGCACTTATGAGAGTTTCGTGTGCCACTCTCATAAGTGCGACAATTTGGCGTAAGCCATGCCCTGCAAGGGCTGATTTCGCTCCCTCTATATATCTTCCGAGCGCCGTTATCTCGGAGCCGCCGAAGGCAAGCCTGGAAATCCTAAAATGCCCGAATTAACGGGCACCGATTGAAGGGCGTTCCCGGTTCTGAGTTGGCCGAACACTGCGCGGCTACGCTGACGCTCCGCCTTGCTCTAAGGTGGCCCTTGGCCTGATTCGATCAAAAGCAGGAAACCCAAGGAACCAAGAAAAAATGAAGACTGGGGGGGAAAAAAGCCAGTAAGCGATCAGGTCGTGGGGGGCGAGCAGCCCCCCTTGGAAAATAGCGCGTTGCGGTATGAAGTTTTCAAAGAGCGGGAAAGCCAAGGGCTATCTAACCTGTGAAATCCGGCATAGCCATAATGGCTTTAAAAATGGCTTGCCGCTCAGCCGGTGAAAATACGGCCAGGAGCGCGACGAAGTTATCGACGAGTAACTTATTCAACTTCCCTTGCTCAGGCGACCCTTGACCCATTTCCGGCGATCCTTCGCGTAGTTCTTCTCGGTTTAGCATTTCGTGCAGCTCCACTCGACGTTCCGATGGTCTATGCCGCTCCCATTACACCAAGAGCAAATCGACTGCGCTGGTTCGGCGTCATGCCCGATTGCACGCTGAACCTGCTTTAGCAAGCCAGCACGCTTTTGTGAGCGCAGAAAGGCATTGAAATAGGCGATTGCTGTACCTCGCTTCCTACCATTTGCGACGTATTCCACTGCGGCGTGGCTATAGCCCTCAAAACTGCGTAGCTCTCCCACCACGCGATCTGAGCTTATAATGGCGCTGGTTTTATTGGCCGCCTCGTCCCAGGCGACGCAATAGTATTTCCTATTCAACTTGACGCATCTGTATATGCCAGTTTCTCTTATTATTTCCATCGGCTTTTTCTGTGGGATCATTTTTGGACGCCTTTCTGTGTGGCTGTTATGGGTCATGAAAATCCTTATACCGCAATCCTGATGCAAAAAAAAGCTTTTCTAGAGCCGGAAGAAAGGGCATAACAATGGCTTAAGAGGTTTTTATGCTCGAAACATCCATTGGAATGAGGTTGCTGCATGGCAAAAAAAGGCGCAGGGCTTAGGGTCCTGGAATTAACTGAGGAACGGAAAACTTTGGATTCCATCCTCTTTGAAATCGAGATGCTCGACGATCAGGGGGACCATTTCGACCCGGTGCAGCACGCCGCTTTGGTTGATAACGGAATGGTCAAGATTGATAACTGCGTCTATGTGGTCGATGGCCTTTCGGTGAACGCAGAGCGATACAGAGCTAAGGCTGCGCGCTATACAGCGATGGCAAGAGCGGCTGAGAATCGAGCCGATTGGCTGAAGGGCTACGTTGCGGAGAGCCTTAAGCGGCATGGGTTCGAGAAGTTTCCCGGCAATGAATATGTGGCGAGTCTGCGTAAATCAAAAGCGGTCGAACTCAAGGTCAGCGAGAAAGCCGACGCTATGGCTTCGATCAAGTATGAAAAATACGTGAAAGTTGAATATACATATTCTAAGTCATCGATCACCGAAGGCCTTAAATCTGGCGATCCCCTGGCCCTGGAACTCGGTGAATTCAAAGAGCGGGACTATGTTGCTTTTCTTCTGAAAAAGCCTATCGAAAATAATAAAACAACCGAATCGGCACACTAAGCAAAGGGGATGCTCCATGAGCGAACAAAAAAGACCTGCAATAGTTAAATCAGCACCGGCAACGATGAAATCATCTGGCCCGGCAGAAGATAGGCCCAGCGCACTTAAGCTACTCGAAGCCCAGAAGTCGCAGATATCAGCTGCTCTTCCGAGACACATGACGCCAGATAGAATGGTACGTGTCGTGACAACAGAGGTTAGAAAAAATCCTGAACTACTCGGGTGTGATCCCGTTTCATTTCTCGGCGCCATCATTCAATGCAGCCAGCTCGGACTTGAACCGGGAAATGCGCTGGGTCACGCCTACCTTATCCCGTTTTGGAACAATAAGAAAAACTGTCGAGAAGTTCAGTTTATTCCTGGCTATAGGGGTCTGATCGACCTTGCCCGCCGCTCGGGACAGATCGTATCCATATCGGCAAGAGCAGTTCATGAAAATGATCACTTCCGCTATGGCTATGGGACCGAAGAATATATCGAACACGTTCCGACCGAGGGAGAGCCGGGAGAGCTGACTCATGTTTATGCCGTCGCAAAGTTGAAAGACGGCGGAATTCAGATGGAGGTCATGAGCCGAGCGCAGGTCGAAGCGATACGAACGAAGGGAAATAATAACCCTGTCTGGAAAAGCCATTTCGACGAGATGGCGCGTAAAACCGTTGTACGGCGAATCTTCAAATACCTGCCGGTTTCCGTGGAAATGGCCGGTGCTGCAATGGCATCCGACCAGGCTGATATCGGAGATAGCCAGGATAACGCTCAAACTTTGCTTGATGCCGGGGTTAGCTGGTCTGAGCCATTAACAACGCCACAAGAAATTGATGCTCAATCAAGCGCCGATAATTCCGAGCGCCAGCGCATGGAGATCTTCAATAAAGTGGAAGCGAAATTGGCCGAAGTCCTCATGTCTCGCGGCGGTGGACCTGAAGTCAAAGCCGAGATCGAGCAAGCGATCGGTATGCCGTTCGAAAAACTCGAAGCGCAGCCGACGAAAGTCCTGTTGTCAGTATTTCAGGTTCTCAAAGGTTTTTAAAAGATCGGCTGGACTTCCGAGCCATGGCTGTCCTAAATTCCAAGGCTGTTTGGAAAACAATGCTCTAAGCAAGCTCATTTTATGCAGTGGGGAAATAACCTTTCCTCCCTGCTTTATATAGGTGGTATTTATGGCACAGCCAACTGAATCACAGCTGCATTTCGTTTCGGATGTCGAAAGCGGTGTACGCGCGCTAATCGCTCAGGGCACACAGATAAGCAAAATATCGCATGTCATGGAAGCGGCTGGACGAGAAGCGCAGGAGCTTTCCCAATTTGTCGGACGGTTTGCTGAACTCGGACACTGGCAGCTTATCGAACGCTTAGCTGATGCATTCCATCAGGTTAACATTGCGCCATTATCAATAGCGCGGGCAATGGATTCCATGCCAAAAAAAGCAATAGGTATTAATAGCCCTAATACTATTTCTGAACCTCTTGAACTTGAGAGACACCTTCCAGTTGAGTCAATCGGATCAAAAGCCTTGGAAGTGCAATTTGAGCCCGAAGGAATGGAATCTCGCTATTGTACGACCATTCCTGAGCCGGAAGAACTTTTGTGCGACGTGATAAAGATGATCAGCCAATTACCCCAACCGCTACAGCGAAAAAAAGTGGCGGGCATGGCTGCGAATTGGTTCGGGGTTGGGGGATGACCGCAAACGAAATTGCGCTATCCATATTCGGAGCCATGCAGCTGGTATCGTCGGGTTTTATTTTCATCCTGTGGCGACGGGAAAGGCTGAGAACTGAGAAATGGTATCGGAACTGGGAGCTTGCGTTTCAGGAAAATACGATTCTTAGAGAAAAGCTTGGTATTGAGGAAATGAGGGCCAGAATTTGAGAAACAAAGTCATGGTCTCCTTTGGAGAAAGTTCGATGAAAAACATTTTCGCTGTTCTATTGCTGGGAATGCCGTCAATGGCGTTCGCAAATCCCACGCCCAGAATGATTTTTGAGAAAATTGGCAGCGCCGTTATGGAAAAAGATCCGAATATTTCAGAATTCGAAGTTTGTATCGAATCGAATTGCGAAACATTTTTCCAGACCGACATTCCGCGTAAGGCAGGAAATGGACCAGCAGCCTATGCTGATCCAAGTCAGGTCGGTGGAATTGCAGATGCGGTGAGCGATATCGTCGGCAAGGCTGCCAAGTCTATCGGGGTAGGAGGTCGCATTGTGGTAGATTACGAAAAAAAAGCTGATGGATCTACTAAGGTTCGCGTGGAAGCATCTTTCGGAACCGGTACTGGCGCAGCGGCTGGTGCGTCGAGTAGTAACCCAGATATTTCGGACAAATAATTTGTCAATTCGTGATATAACCTAAGCCATATAGGCAGGAAAGAGGTAAACGGCAGCCAACCATAGTGGAGGACGCGGGTGCAAAAAGCGAAAAGTTTTTATTTGGCTCTGGTTTTGATGGGTTTGACAGTTGGGTCAGGCTGTGGTGATGGCACTGTGGAAACAAGTGAAATGGAAATTGGCGAAGTCATTTCCATCTGTGGGAAGACCGAGGACTTCGTACCAATCAATAAATATCGCGGACCAGTATCTTTTGTACATGCCCGTGAAGAGGCTGTCGGTCGCTTAAATCGAAGCTGTTCTGGAACATATATCGGATCCATCGGCAGTGCTAGAAATCTGTTCCTGACCGCAGGCCATTGCGGAAAAAAAGGGCAGAGCGCATCCGTGCAATTCAATTACGAAGCCAATGCCGATGGTCCTATTGTGACTGTGAAAGGCGTTTTCATTGAATCCAAAAGCTCACCGGATTATGCTCTTATTCAATTGAATGCCAACCCTGGCGTGACTCCAACTCCGCTCGGTACTTCGGCGACGAGCAGCCTGACCATTATTCAGCATCCGAAAGCTCAACTCAAAGTAGTGGCCTTCGGCACGCTTTCCGGCAGCGCCAGCGGATCACGTATTTATTATGCAGGTCTCGATACGCTGGGTGGAAGCTCAGGGTCAGGCATTCTCAATAAAAGCGGTCAGCTGATTGGCGTACATACCAACGGTGGATGCAGTTCATCAGGCGGTACTAACGAGGGCTGGACGATTTCCGGAATTCGTGCAGCTTCCAGCATCCTCTGACGCTAGCGCCGCCTTTTGGTAACTCCAGCAAACCGCTGCGTCTAATATAACCTTGAAAATGATCTCTCAATTGTGCAAATATCGGGTTCGCGAAGAGCTTGTGGGAATGGTCAACCCGGTAGCGGAGCGCGCGGGTTCCGGGTTCGAATCCCGGTCACAAGCTGAAAGACTAAATCCTGCTGTGTGTGGACGGCTAGCGAAAGGGTACCCTTAGCTAGATTGGGTTCGAGTCCCAACGGTGGGATTTTTCATTTGCGAAAAAGTTCCCCGCGTCATGCCCAATCTTGTATTGCGCTGTATTGATTCGCCTTTCGCCATCGGATATAGTTATCCATATTCGCATCCCACGAAAACAAACCGAAGGTAAGCATACATGGCAGTCTTTAACTTTACCCGGCAAAATAATGAGGACTGTAAGCAGGGAAGCACTTTCGAGCGGGAAATAGTGCTTCGGGATGAGAATAACGTCATTATCCCGATTGACGGTTACACGGCAAGGATGCAGATCCGTACAGCGCCAGCCGCTCCCGTGATCACGGCAACGGTTTCGGCAACTATTGCATCTGATACTGTAACCTTGCTTTTAACTGCTGAGCAAACAACAGCAATCCCCGCATGGAATTACTATTACGATTTGGAACTTGATAATGGGACAGGGGAAGTACAGCGTCTACTCGAAGGTCGCTTCGAAGTTACTCCCGAGGTGACGAGATGAATATCACGATCACAAAGCGTGATATCACTGGTGGCGTTGAATCAATCGCAGAAATCACCATCATTAAAGCTTCACCGATTGCTGGCACGGCAAAAATTGAAATCAGAACGATCGGGATCAATCCGACCGTTGTACAATTAAAAGAACCTGGGATCCCAGGCCCACAAGGTCCGATAGGTCCCGAAGGTCCTGAAGGTCCAATCGGTCCGAGTGGAGGTCCTGTCGGTCCCGAAGGTCCGCAAGGTGACCCGGGTCCAACCGGTCCCCAGGGTCCTGCAGGTCCCACTGGTGCTACCGGTGCGACTGGTCCCCAGGGCGATACTGGTCCAGCCGGTCCTCAAGGTGCAGCTGGCCCGACCGGCGCCACAGGTCCCCAGGGTCCTGCAGGTGCTACCGGTCCAAAAGGCGACAAAGGTGAACCAGGACCACAAGGCCAAACCGGAACACAAGGACCGCAAGGTCCGATCGGTCCGCAAGGCGCAGATGGAAACCCAGGAACGCAAGGTGTGCAGGGACCGCAAGGCATTCAAGGACCGACTGGTCCTCAAGGTCCAATTGGTGCGACTGGTCCCCAAGGGCCGGAAGGTCCGCAAGGTCCAGCTGGCGAAGGTGGAGGAAACAGCTATTTTCCGGGCGGGTGGAGCTAAATATAATTTTCAATCATTAGAGGGCATCCATGAGTTTTTCGAATTCAGCTGAAACGTCAGTTCTAAATCAGATTTTTGTCGGTACTGCACTTCCTTGGAATGCAAACACCAACCTTTGGATAGCTCTACATACGGCGGATCCAGGCGAAGCTGGAACAGCGGTCACGAGTGAGGCGACTTACGGCGATTATGCACGCGCGGTTCTTACCAGGGCGACGGATTTTTCTATCGTAGGAAACCTCCTTTCGAATGCCAACCTTGAACAGTTTGCAACCTGCACATCTGGATCCAATGTGATCACCTATGCTTCGATCGTCGATACAGCTTCAGGTGCGGGCACAATTATTGTACGCGCAGCACTTTCTTCCAGTATCACGGTCTCAACTGGCGTCCAGCCTCAGTTTGCACCGGGTGCTCTGAGTTTCCAACTCGACTAATATCCTTCTTATGGCCTCAAAAGGAGTGATGAAACAAAACAAAAACAAAGTATCGCGGCCAAAGAAAGAAAATATTCAAAAGAAGAATTAGAAATGGCTAGAATAAATGGCTCTAAGAATTCTAGGCCTGTTGTTCGTCCGACAACCGGCGAAATTTTTCCTTCAGTGACAGAGACTGCTCAACATTTCAAGACCAAGAGAGCACGAATTGCAGAAGTGCTGACAGGTCATAAGGAAACCTGGAAAGGCTTGGTGTTTATTTATGGGATTCAATAGCTTTGCAGCGATTGGTAGAAATGCAGCCGAAAATATCCATTGGCAGTATGTTTATAAACCAACTCTTCCAGGAGTTGGAGCGAACGGGTTTTTTATCGACCTTAATCAAACCTCAGGAATTCCAAAATATAACCCTTTTGCAGGTTCGGCACTGACAGCAACGGAGCTAGTTGGGCAGGGAAATTTCGGAATATATCCAGGAAATTTTATTTCAGGGCGGTCAAAACATCTACTTTCCTGCCAATTCTTGCAACAAACCCAGACACCAGATTACATCTATATTCTCGATTATCTAATGTTCTACTCCCTGATTGATACCGATGAACAGTCTGAACAAATGATGAATAATCCGATCACTCTCCCGCGTTATAACGATGGGAGAGTGGTCTTGATCGTCCAATCTCCTCTGGCGGCTACAGCTCCTATGACGCTCAATTACACAAACCAGGACGGGGTTTCCGGGCGAACAGTGACAGCCAACATTATCCCCGGTGCTGCAATCGGTGTTTGTGCGACAGGAATGGGAATAGGCGGTGGAGGTGCACAAGCAACTCCATTCGTACCTCTTGACAATGGAGATACAGGCGTAAGATCCATCCAATCTGTGACTATGGGTGGTGCCGGCGGTGGTTTTGTTTGCGCGGCTATCGTTAAGCCTTTGGCAACCGTTCCTACCTATGAAACAACGGCAGCTGTCGAAAAAAACTATGCAATGTTTGGTAAATGTCCACCAGAAATCCTGGAAGGTGCCTGCATTAACTTAATTATCCAACGTGGCTTCACCGGAGCGGCTATTTTGCGCGGGGAAATGCTTTTCGTCAACTCCTGAAAGGACTTAGAGAAATGGCTTTTACATCTATTGATGACCTTGTTTCCTCGATCACTGGCGGAAAATTTTTCCGAAACGATTGGAACAAAATCACGGGCGCTGCAGCATACACGGCTGGACGCTGGTATGACTTTTCCTCGCTGGCAGGTACTCCCGTGGCAAATGCCTGGGCAGGTACTGCTCTCAACTGGGTGACTTGTGACGAATCGACTGGCAATGGAACACAAATCTTTGGAATGAGGCACGGCGGAAACGTTTCGACTGATACGAAGCATGTTTTGAACGGCTCTGCGATCACAGCTGTAGCAACTGGCGTTCCATCGCAGCTTATGTTGGTTGACATGCAAGGTTATTTTCCTGGCATTTCGATGAACTCGAACACGGCACAAAACTTTGTTGGTTCCCCGACGCTCAGATATACAAACGGGGAAGGGTTAAGGGCATATCTCGTTATCGTTACAACTTCCGGTGCGACCGCGCATAACGTAGCCATTTCCTATACAAATACGGCGGGCACTGCAGGGCGGACTCTTCCCGTCTCGGTATCTTGTACGGCCTCTGCGATCACTCCGCATATAACGCATTCAGGAACTGCCGCGAACAATTATGGACCGTTCCTGCCGCTTGCTAATGGGGACACCGGTATTAAATCGGTCGAATCCCTCACGCTCTCAGCTGCCTCAGGCGCTGGAACGGCTGCACTTTGTCTGGCAAAACCTCTGCTCACGATTCCACTGACAACGGTATCGGTCGCCAGTGAACGTGACTTTTTAAATCAAATACCGTCATTGCCTGAAATTAAGGATGGATCCTGTCTAACTTGGCTTTATTTCACAGGTGCAGCTACGGGTGCATCGAGCAACTTTTATGGATCGCTTGAAATGGGCTGGTCTTGAAATGTTCAATGTTTATAGGCATATAAGATATGCAACCAATCGCCGCTACTATCGAATGATGGAGCGAAAGTTAGGCAAAGCCAAGCAGGGAAGAAAGAAGCGGCAGGAAAAAGGCATCTACGCCAAGATCAACAATTTAATTGGGCTTTCCAAACAAACTTGCAAAGGCTTTCAATGGGAGTTTGCATAAAATGCTTTTGAGAAATGGGCGCAGCATATACCAAAATCCAGGCGTTTTTCGTGGCAGCTTTACCAATGGCGATTACGGGAACGTGGTAAAAGGTGGCTTTCGAAACCGCTTCGTAGGCGGTCTGTCGTCCATTTTCGGTGGGTATGCTAACGGGCACATTTCCCCGTCTTCGTTCGTCCTGCCGACAGTTCCAGGAAGCTTGTCGAGTTACACAGAGACATCGGCAGCGATCACACAAGGGATAATAGTTGCGACTGCAGCTCTGCCCATGGACGGCTCAGGCTCGATGCAAATCACCGTGCAAACGGCAACGATGAGCCTGCTCGCTGAACTGGTCGCATCGGGCGCACTGGTCCTGTCCGTGAATTCGGCGCAGCTTTCATCAGCCGTGGCCATGATTGCATCGGGATCCATGACGATGACTGGATCAGCATCACTCGGTGGACTGATTCCGATTTCGGCGAGTGGAACGCTGGTCATAGTTTCATCGTCTTCAGCGCTGGGAGCCCTTGCGAATATGGAAGCGGCTGCAGGCGGGCCGACTCCGCTTTCACCGGAAGGACTGGCGAATGCGGTCTGGCAAAAATCCATTGATGGGCCGATCACTGGTGAGGAAATCCTGCGCGTGCTCGCAGCCGTGGCAGCTGGAAAGACGACGATTGATGACCTCGGCGGCGGCGCTGCTACCGTGGTATTCCGAAACCTCACCGATGCTCTCGACCGTGTATCGGCTGATATGCAGGACAGCGAGCGTATTGATGTGAGTCTAACACTTGATTAAAAAAATGAAAAAACCTCAGCCGATCAAGCTCAAATGCTACAAGTGCCAGAAGGAAAAAGGGCACCTATTTGGAAGTTTAAGGCGGCGGGAAAGCTTTTGCAGTCTGGACTGCTTTAACGAGTATTGGGATAAGGCTATAAAGGAATTTCGCCTTGAGGCAAGCCCATGATTATGTAAGTATCGTTGTTCGCGAAAAGGCTTGTGGGAAAGGTCAATTCGTACAGTGGAGCGCACGGGTTCCGGGTTCGAATCCCGGTCACAAGCCACCAAAAAAAGAAAAAGCTTCTTCGTCGTGTGTGCCCAGAGACGAAGGAGCTTTTTTTCGTTCAATCCACAGGGCATAAGAATATTGTCCGGCTCTGTTCACTGTAGCTAGTTTTTTCTTGTTTGACGAATTCCGGAGCATATTCAACAATAGTTTTTTCTCCTTTGGCCAGTTCAACATCAATCCTAGAGCCGGTTATAAGTTTTCCCTGGTAAACGATCTGAAGCACAACGTAAGTAACTTTGCAATCAATCGGGCTTACGAATTCAGAAAAACATGAGCCTGACTTGCAGTATTCCTTGGAAGTTCCAAACTCAGTAAAGTGTTCGATATCCGGCAGCTTTGTTATCGGTTGAGCCGGTGTCGTGTACGTTGTGGTGGTCGTTTCCTCTGTCCCGCAAGCTATGAGCATGGCCAGGAAAATAAGCTTTTTCATTGTGACTATACCTTTCATAGTGAAAAGGCCATCCATGGCCTATTTATGAGAATAAAATTAGGCGTAATATAGACCATTCTCTTCTGATTTTACTTCTTCGTTTCGATATAAATAGTAGAGGCACTTGGCCGCATATATGGCGTCGATCCCGGAAAGTTCAGATATATCAGCCGCGCGAAACTTTTTGCCTTTGTTCTTCTTCAGAATATCTCTCACTGTGCTAAGGCTTGACTTCTGCTTGGCCGCTGTCTTGGTCTTTTTGCCGCCAACTTTCTTTTTGCCGCCAACTTTCTTTTTTGTGTCGAGTTTCATGATAAAATCCTTTCAATATTTCGGGCTGGATTACCCGATTAGTTTTTGTGACCTGCGCCACTTACAAAAGACTTATCGGTGAAAAAAAGATAAAACTTTCGCAAATCCGTATTGGTCCTATTGTCAATATGATTTGAAATAGAGAATTAAAAACGAATAACGCAAGTCACCGATAACAATGGTTCGGCGACTGCAAACGCAAGCCATAGTTTTGATATGAACTAATCGCGGTGATTTGTGGCGAAAGCTTTGAGCGGGTAAAATACCAGACTATTTCGGTATCCTTTCCGAGTGTGCAGATGAATCGGTGTAACAGCGTGTAGATTTCTCCAGGCAGGGTAGACAAGCATCGAATTGTCTGCGCTATCCACTGTCGCGCCATAGTCTGGAATTGTCGTATTTCCGCCGCTAGCTGCGTGCTTTTTTGCGATGATCACATTAACACAACCGACAATATTAGCAGCATCTCGATGGTAGGCAGCAGCTATGTTGAAATTTGAAATAGAACTGGTAAACATACGACCAAACCGCCACTTTTTAGGAACATTCTCTGCGAATATTTTGACCTGATGTTCAAATATGGCGGGAGCGATTCTGCAGATGAGATCCTCTGATTCCCTGCAGAGAAGAGTCATAGCCTTTACAAATTGACGAGCGGATTCTACGTTATGAACGCTGCTCATAGTTGGGTATGAACGCCTCATGTTCGGCTTTGGAGGAACTGCGCCGATGATTGTCGAATACTGCAAAACCTCATGATCGTGATTCGTCAATCCGCTAGATCGTTTCATCGTCGATTTCGGAACTCTATCGCTGAGTAATTCGGCGTTCGCTATATCTGCGAAATGTGCAGCTTTTTCAGAATATTTTGATAGGTCTTTTATATAAAAGCCAATCAGCTCTCCCTCTGAATAGAAAAGGCTGTCTTCGGTCACATTGGGCGTTATATCAGCGCACTTATCGCCGACGGTAATTGTGTGCTGGATCTTGGTCAGGTTAATTTTTTGCATAGCAAAACACATTCGTGCAAAGTGGAAACCAGGTTTTAGGATAGATTGTGACGCCTTTGTCACGATATTCAGTTGCATGAACGTCGTAGTTCAATTTCAGACGGTCCAGGACGTTCCAAAAGCGAATAAGATTCGGATCTATGTCGAATGACCATTCGAAAATTAGCTTTTGATAGGCTTTGTTCATATGCTCGATTATCGGCATTTCTAAACCTTCTATGTCCATTTTTATTGAAGCGGAACTGTCCCAGACAGCATCATTGAATTTGACGCACTCGACCTTTAAGCCTTTTCCGTTCCAGTTCTTGGCAAGACTGTTTCGCCAGTAGTTGCCGTTATTTCCTACGAAAAGCGTGGACTCTTTACGGTCGTCATGAACCAGAGCTTTCTGATGAAGTTTCGCTCGAGACTTGAAACCATTCAAAGACAGATTGCGATCTATCATATCGCAATTGAATGGATCAGGTTCATATATCTCGACTTCCGAAGCTCCTTTTGATATCGCCAGCAGCGTGAAAGCGCCTACGTTTCCGCCACAATCGTACCATTTTTCCCCGCGCTTAATGGAGTTGCCACGTTTTTCGTAGACGTTCTTGCCAATGACCTCATTGAACGTTTTGATGTCTGATGTTCCATCTCTATAGTAAAATTTGACGCCGTCGATGATGCCCTGGAGTAGTTTCATAGCTTTTCCTTTTCAGATTTCAGGAGCGAGATTATCATTTCACCAACATAGGCACCGCGTTCACGCCAGAATTTTATGATTGCGAATGCCTCATCGTAATCCTCAAGGTTGAACTCAACCTGTATGGCTTTCTTCACTCCGTCCCGCATCCCCTCGAAATCGGGATCAGGTTCAGAATTCATGGTTCCATAGTCGGGCTCTGGTAAATTGAAATCATTCGCCTCAAAACCAAAGTCACCAATCTCGATTCCGTAGTCAGTCAATGACTTTAGCTGGGTACCCAATACCGCGAAATCCCATTCAGCAAGTTCAGACGTGCGATTATCCGCCAGAGCATATGCGGTCGCTTCTGGCCCAGACAGATCCGTCCATCTAACCCTTATATCCGCCCATCCTAGTTCACGCGCCGCTGTCAGAGTTCCGTTTCCAGCAATAACAACGCGATTGGCGCGACAGACAAGAATAGGCTTTTGCTGACCGAAGCGAGCCAGTGAACCTTTGATCGCTTCAAGGTTCTTTTCTGGGTGGAGTCTTGCGTTAGCTGGATCAAGCACAATGCTCTCGACCGAAACCAGTTCGTATTCGTGTTCCATTTTTCGCCCCTATTTGAAATGCGAAGCAGATCCTACAACGGAACTTCATGGTTGATCAACAGCAGCAAATGTGGCATATTATAGTTATAGAACCTATAAAAAGTGCGGAATTTAAAGGTCGGCAGCATGTCAGATCAGTTAAACGAAAGGAAAAAAATAGGGCGACCTGAGAAGTACAGGCCAGAGTATTGCGACCTCGTTCGGCGACTTATGAGCAAAGGCGAAAGCATTGCTGCGTGCTGTGCAGAGATCGGAGTGCCCAGAAAAACCTTCCTAGAATGGCAGCAAAGACACCCAGAGTTTCGTAATGCCTGTGAGCTTGGCAAAGAGGAATCACAACGCTGGTGGGAAAAACTGGCGATGACGATAGCCACTGGAGCCGCTCACCAGAAGAGGAAAACCAAAGACGGTGAGGCGATCACCGACCATGAACACCTAAAAAAAGCAAACGACAAGATGATCCAATTCCTTATGTCGCGCCGCTTTCCAGACTATTATTCGAAATCGAACATCGATAGCAACGCGCAGCCAGAAGACGAAAAGAACCTAATTCGTCTGGCCTATGATCCAAAGAAGGTTTAAATGGGAGTAGAAGAGCCGGTTATTTCTAAGGCTAACTTGTCTGGCTTCATACCCTTCGGTTACCAGTGCGACGTTCTCCGCTTCATTCGAAATCATGACTATAAGCTATTCACTCCCGAAATACTCCTGAGTGGGTCGGTCGGGTCGGCGAAGTCAATTCTTCTCGCTCACATAGCTATCAGGCACTGCATTGAATACCCAGGCGCATGCGTTGCGATCGGTCGGCGCTCGCTTTCGGACCTTAAGAAAACTCTCTTCCGGGAAATCCTTGAGCACCTAGAAGATAGCATGATCGAAGGAGAGCACTATTCAACCCGGTTCAATACGGGGGAAATAGACTTTGTGAACGGCTCGCGCATTATTTCTGTGACTTGGGGGGATCAGCGCTATGCAAAGTTCCGATCACTCAAGCTCAGCATGGTGCTGATCGAGGAATTAACGGAGAACGACGACGACTTCGAACCCGGGTTTAAAATTCTCAAGGCCCGCTTGCGCCGTATCCCGAGCGTGAGCCAGAACCTTCTCATCTGTGCGACCAACCCCGACGAGCCGGATTCGTTTTGGTACAAATACTTCATCGAAGGCGCTGAAAGATTCCAAAGCCGTAAGGTTTATTATTCGATCACGAGCGATAACCCGTACCTCGAACGCATCTACACCGATCAGCTACTTCAGGATTACTCGGTGCTCGAGGCCGAACGCTATCTGCGCGGACGGTGGATATCAATTGCTGGGAAAGGTATCTATCATGCATATTCGGAAGAGAATAACTTTCTCAAGCAGACTTATAAGGCGGACATGACGCTTCCGCTTCGCATAGCATTCGACTTTAACACGGCAGAAGGTAAACCTCAGTCCTGTGCGGTTTTTCAGCTTAGGCCGGATCAATCCTTTCATTTTTATCAGGAATCCATTATCGACGATGCCAAATGGTGCATTGACAACCTTGACGACCTGGAAGCAAAGGGCGTGTTCCAGGGCTTTCAAAAGTTCATAGTATACGGCGATGCGACAGGGCGGGCGCGTTCATCGAACTCCCTTCGCTCGAACTATGAACTCATCGAAGAATGGTTTGCGCAGCGCAGAGCCGTTTGCCAGCTGGCCGTACCGCGAACCAACCCGCCGCTGGTCAGGCGATGGACAACGGTCAACGCAATGTGTCAGAATGCCAAAAATGAGGTAAGACTATTTGTGTATAGAGATTGTCCTGTTCTGAATCAGGGGATGAAGCTGGCACGCAAAAAGGAAGGTACCAGCATTGAGGACGATTCGAAACGCTATCAGCACGTAACGACCGCATTAGGCTACGCGATCTGCCATGCAAAAGATGAAGGCACCCAAAAAACAAAGGTGATCCAGCTATGATTGACCTCTTTTCAGACATTGACCGGAAAAAAGTTGCTGCATTCATTCGAAATGAAAAAGACCGGCTGTCTTACAATGAAAAGATTCAGGATATTCTGGACGGTGCAATCCAGGGACTACTTGAGCAGCGGATGAAAGAGGACCTTGGCATCAAGTCCTATATGTCGGCAAGCACGCGGAAGGCTCCTATCAACGTTTTTCGAAAGATCGTCGACAAACTAACCAAGATTTATGATCAGCCGATTCTAAGAACCGTTGAAAACGGGAAGGATCAGGACCTCGAGCTTGTGCAGTGGTATGAACGAAAGTTTAACCTCAATCGAAAGATGGGAAAGAACAATTTCAAATTCAACGCTTTCTACTATGCTCTTTTGCAGATCGGTCTGAAAGATAACCCGACTGCTTCAATCCTGGACGCGAGGATCAGACAGCCTTTCATCAGGACTGTTCCGAATCATCAGTTCCTTGTTATGAATGCCAGCCGTGTCGATAATTCGAGCCCTGACGTGATTATCCTTTGCATGGAAAAGAGAACCTTGGCCAACGGGATTGATCAGCAGGTCTATTACGTTTATACCGATCTGCAATTTGTAATCATGGATCAGAATGGTGATATCATTGCAGACCTCATGGTTGACAATGAACTGGATGGATTCAACCCATATCAGGTTACTCCTTTTGCATATTCGAATGACTCCGACGATGCAGCTATGCCTGCAGTTCAGACGGATAACCTTGACCTTGCGCTTTTGATACCGCTACTGCTTACGGATCTGAACTATGCCGTGAAGTTTCAGGCATTTTCAGTTTTTGTGGCAATTAACCTCGATGACAAAAAAGTTGAGTTCAGCCCGAACAGCATCATTAGTTTCCAGACACCGCCAGGAGAGGGCGATAACAAAGCTTCCTTTGATGTGATCAAGCCGACGATTGATATCACCCAAACATTAAGCCTTGCATCAAGCCAGATGGCGCTTTGGCTTTCGACAAAGGGCGTCAGGCCTGGGCAGATTGCACAGATTGGAGCCGATCAGTTGGCCTCTGGAATTAGTAAAATGATCGACGAGTCTGACACTTTTGAGAGCATTAAAAAGCAGATCAAGATTTACGAGCAGACCGAAGCTGAATTCTGGGAAAAGCTTTTGCATCATATTCATCCAGCATGGGTTGCTGCAGGCGTGGTGGAAAATAAAACCATATTTTCGGCAGATGCCCGCGTGGTGACAAAGTTCACTGAGCCGGTACCGATGCAGACACGCGCCGAAAAAATTGCGGAGCTTGGAGCGGAAATGGATCAGGGCCTCACGTCGCGTAAGCGGGCTATCAAGATGCTTAACACCGGCCTAACCGACGAGGAGATTGAAGAACTGATCGAGGAAATAGACGATGAAAATCCTGTCATAATCGCGCCGCCTGAACTACCAACTGATAATGAGGATGAGGAAAATGCGGAACCGTGACACGCACCTGAAGTTAAAAATTCCGGCTGACTTCAATCCGGCTATGCGGGCAGACCTTGCAGAGCGGGTTATTGAATTCATCCAGGATCGAAGCAAACTTGGGTACAATGTGTCAGGTCGCGACTGGTCCGGAAAAGCTGGCCAATATACAGAAGCCTATGCAAAGCGGAAGGGAGTTTCAGAGGATGGACCCGTTGACCTTTCGCTCAGCCATGAAATGCTGGACTCTATCAGCTACCTTCCCTCGCTCAGTCCGACTGGTCAAATTACTGTCGGCTATAGGAAAGGTTCAAAGATCGAAAGGAAGGCGGAAGGTAATATCCTCGGCACCTATGGCAAGCCTGCACCGATACCGGGCAAGGCCCGTCCATTCCTGGATATACTCCGGCGTGACCTTCAAAAACTGATAGATGAGGTGAGAAATGACAGCGACACTTAAAGGAACGGAAAGCCTCGTCAATGCCTTTTCCAAAATCATCGATCAGATCAATTCACCCGAAGCCATGCGAAACCTCGGCGGCTATTTGATTCAGACAATTCGAAAGCGGACGCGCGGGGAAGCTAAGGGCGTATCGGTACCCGGTGGAAATGCTGCTAGGCTTAGGCGAGTCACAGACAAGTATGCCAAATGGAGAGTAAAGCAACAAAGACACCCAGAGGCAGCCACCGGGCGGACCAGCAACCTCACCTTCAAAGGGAAAATGCTCGACGCCATGATTTTAAAGAGAGCGACGAAATCCCAGCTGTTCATAGGTTTCAGGTCGCAAAAGGAAGCTGATAAGGCCGAATGGCAAGAGGAACAGGGACGTCGATTCCTCGTTCTCTCAGGCAAGGAAATCAAGGACGCAGCCGCGTATGTGAAACGTAACTTGGCAAGACGCTAGTGGGCCATTGACAACTATTTTTAATGAAAGGTATAACAGTGTCAGATTCACATCCCTCAGATATCCCTGGCGGGGATTCAATTGGTCCTGGTGGGACCTTATCGGGCAGTGATAAGCCGAAGCACATTTCCTATGAAACGTATGAGAAAACGCTGAATCAGGAAAAGGGCCTTCGGAAGCGACTGCAGGAAACCCAAGAAAGACTTTTGATATTCGAGAATGAGCAAAAAACCGTTCAAGAGCAGAAGCTAATGGACGAAAAAAGACATCTCGAATTCATTGAGCAGTTGAAACGAGAAAAGGCTGAGGCACTTGAGAAAGCGCAGCGCCTTGAACGCGATCAGACTGACTTTCGGAAGCTGAATGCAGCTATGGGACTCCTTCAGGAAAAAGGTATTCAGCTGGAAGCTAAGTATCTAGGCCTTTTGCCACTCGATCAGATACAGATGACGGATGAAGGATCTATTGATCACAACTCCGTAGCAAGTGCTGTCGATATGTTTGCAAAAGAGCACCCAAGACTAACGCTACCGGCTAGCAAGTTTCTCCCGAATGACAAAACCGGAAACTCGGCACAAAAAATGAGTGTAGAGGAATGGAAGAAGCTTCCTTACAAGGAAAAACAGGAAGCAATGAAGTCAGGACGGGTGAACCACAGCTTTAAATGGTAAACGCGGGAAGGTGATTTTTCATCCCTTCCCATAAAAAACGCCAGGGAAGGGACGATCAAATGGCTAATACAGATCTAGACAACGTAACGAGTGCAATTCAAACCTTTTGGGCACCAATGTTCATGGATGAATTGCGCCAGACTAACCTGCTCTTTAACCTCGTTAACCGCGAATACACAGGTGACCTACGCGAGATGGGTAACAGTGTTGTGGTCAACCAGATTAATGCACCAACTGGTCAACGTTTGACAATTGACGGTGCTGGCGTTGGTCGGACATTCACGCCAGAGACAATGTCTCTCTCCAGCGTGACGATCACTGCGGATCAACGTCTCGTCGCATCTTATGACTTCCATGACCTTGTTGCTATTCAATCGATGATTGACCCTGTAGGGTCAAGAGCAACTGAGGTTCGTCAAGCCATGGTGCAAGCTATCAGCAATCAGCTGAATACCTATCTCTATTCGCTTTCTGCACCTACTACTACGATTCCGTCGATTGCCACGATGACAGCGGCTACCGTTGCCCTAGCGCGTGAAAATGCTGCAATTGCAAAGTGGAGTTATAACAAGCCTTGGTATGGCCTGCTCGCACCACAGTATTACTCGGACCTTTTGGTCGATACGACCTTTACAAGCGCTGACTTTGTGGCCGGTGATGCTCCCGTGATCAGTGGGCAGATCGGCCTTAAACGCTATGGCTTTAGCATTTTCGAAGACAATACTCAGACAGCTGGCGCAACGGCTGGTGGACTATTTTTCCATCCTGATTATCTCTATATGGTCAGCCAATACGAACCACGTTTTAAAATATCCGACAAGCATTCCCAAAATGAGTTTGCTTTCGTCATGTCTGTTGACTGGGTAATTGGTGCGAAAATCGGTATCCAGGGCGCTGCGCGTCATATCAAAGTTCAAACTGGCGCTTAATTCGGGCTAGAAACGGTTACTGTTTTTACCTTATCTCAGAACTCCGGGGGGCGTTCACATTAAGCCGTGACCGTCCCCTTTTTCCAAAAGGTCTCACATGGATCCAATCGAAGATATTAACGGTTTTTCCAACCTTATCA